ACCTGGAAGATAATCTACTAGTAATTTCTCAAGTTCAACCATATAAAACTTGCGAAGTGCGGCATCTTTAATAAAATCCATCACCTTCTTTGGTGTATCTTTTACAACCTCTGGACTTGCATTTACCAACAATTTGCGTTTATCAAACGTATTATGCTCGTGTGAAAAAACCAAAATAACCTTCATCGGGTTTAGTTGCACAAACGGAACCGTATAATCTTTCAGAAATGCGCGCTCCTCTGCTAAACACGCATCATCATTATAACGGTTATTTTTCAACAACTTTCGCTTAAATGCAAACGTTCCAGCAGTCGCGTGGTTTGGCCCATACGGTCCAAATTTTTTCATTTGACCAATATGCTTGAAATAAATATAAATTTCACTCGATCCTGCGCATAATGCCTCGGGATGTGTGACTAACATATGAACCGCGTGAGAAACACGTTCCGGTGGATAATAATCGTCATCATCCATATATACCAATATCTCGCCTCTCGATTTTTCGTGAAGAAGGTTGCGCTTCTTTCCAAGTGTCATTTTTGTGTCATATTTGAAATATTTAACTCGTGGGTGTGACGCAACCAAATCTTCGACGGGGTCGGTTCCATCATCGATAATAATCCACTCCATTCGATCTTGTGGGTAATCTTGAAGGTTAAAACACGACAACATCGCAGGAATAAACGGACGTCTATTAAATGTTGGGGTGCATACACTCACAAATGGGTACTTCTTAAAATACTCGGGGGTAGACTTTGCAGGCTCATTATTCGCGATTTTACCTTTGGGCATTGTGGCGGTAATTACAACAAATGAATATTATAATAATAATAATAATAATCGAAGCAGTAATGTTTATATACTATTATTACAGTCCGTTTTATGTCCGTTTTTATGTCCGTTTTTATGTCCGTTTTATTCTTCACCCATCAATTACCCTGATCACCTAAATTACTACCATCGGTCCTGACCCGAGGTGACTATTGACTAGTAGTAGTACTAGTAGTAGTAGTAGTAGTAGTAGTAGGCTTAGGCCCCTTATAACCCGGATTAAACGCGGGTTGTGGCTCTTGTGGCTTAAGGCTGGCAGGCTTATTTGGTTTATTCAAGAATGCCATAAACTTGTCTTTAAACTCACTCATTGGTTGAAAGTAAACGGACAACAACAACGCAAATAATGAAAATGTGATGATTAATGCAACTTCCGGTGTAAAATGAATAAACGCATTAATCATAAACACAATATTTAACACAAAAAATATGATTGGGACATATGTTGCATATATATCGCCATATTTCTCACCATTTGACATCGGTGGATATAACACAAATGTACCTACAAACTGAATCATTTGAATAATAAAGAGCATCAATGGAATCAATCCGAAAAACCCGCCACCCGTAAATGATGTCCATAAAAATCCACCTCCAGACGTGGATTTTATTGTTTTATCCTGGGTTTGATTTTTAATCATTGCTACAAACGTTATCATAGATACAATACCAAACCCAAAATAGATGCACATTAAAATAAATGTAAAAAATCCGACGATCACCATAAACGGTTCGATATAATCTTTGAGTTCTTTGGGTATTTTATCTTGAAGGTATTTAACAATATCCAATACCTTCACCAAGAAATATCTACTTGTAGTAAAATGATACACGGTTGTGTTATTTAACCATTGTTTTAAACGGCCCATCATAAACACACCATTTAATAATGTAGCTTGCTCACTATCGTCAGCCGCCTTATTTACTTCATTATGTTGTTCTTCCGTTAAACAAAACGCCTTAAAACACAACTTTTCCAGGAAAATAGCGGCAGACAATAAGTATGGTTTTATCCATTTGTCGCTTTCCTCTGGCGTTTTTTTATGTAGATCACCAAACATACCTTTTCCACAATTTTGTTCTGGAAATTCACCGTCATCCCCCTTGGTGGGACATTTCGCAAAATCAGTTTTCTCTGTATAACAATACGGCCACCCTAACGGATCTATCGGAAACAATTCCTTATATGAAACATCTCCGTGACCACCTTTGACATAAAATAAAACATTTACTGCAACTATCGAAATAATAAACACATATATAAAACTAGTAACTGTATCGATTGCAAAATTCTGAACCGAACCCGCCCAATCAATAGGTTCAGCTAAACCCTTTGTGTTACTTTCTTCAGGTTCGGGATCGGACATTTATAATAAGCAGATAATTAAATAATATTATTATTGTTATTATTTTACTGTGGTTATTTTACTGTGGTTATTTTACTGTGGTTATTTTACTGTGGTTATTTTACTGTGGTTATTTTACTGTGGTTATTTTACTGTTATTATAAGTAGATAAATAAATAATTATTTTACCGTAGGGTACGAATGATTATTTAATGAATGAATGAATGAATGAACGAATGAATGAATGAATTATCTCGCATACATTAACCCACAATTTCCCGAAACAAATGTAATTACATTATATCGTTCTTCTAATATATGTAAATCATACGTGTAATGATAAATGTTAACATTTGGCTTATTTATGCCAATAATCTCGTTTGTTTGGGGATTGCATATTGTCCGGACAACAGCATTCTGATCCATCGGCGGGTAAATAGTACTCATTTCTAGTTCAATTTGGTTAAATTTGCTCATATTAATTGCGCCGCTAGGTTGCGTTTCCAACGGGTCGGTATTGAGACAGAAGTTATAACAATATATTCCCGGTTTTGCACCTCCGCGTGTTCTGGTATATTTTTCAACATAATTATAAATACCTGCGTCCAATATATTCTCTCGGTATTTGCCGTTTAACGAAATTCCCATCGTCTGTAAAATATCGCGTTCATTCTCACTTTGAAAATCACCTGTGATATGCAACCCGGTTAAACGAGAATCATTTGGATTAATACCGGGACCAATGCCGTCATTTTTGCCAAACTTGTCATAATAGTAATGATCATTCGAGAAATCGGTAACCCAACTCGGTCGATGACTTAAATCACCCCCCGGCGTCATTGACACGTTTTCATACGTAACTTGCCCACACTTCCATTTATCATCAACCGGTGCTGGAATAATATCATACGGCAGATAATTATACGGCCAATTGGAATAATTACTCCACTCATTTCGCAGATTTATATCGCTTCTCTGGAAAATCATTGCCCACGATGCAACCATTCCCATCGAATTTTCAATCTTAACCTTCTTATTCCCGGTCACGTCATTAAACGTCCAGTCGTAATACGACTTTATCAGATATTTTTGTTGGTTCGCCGCAAATATTTTCGACTCATCGTCGGATAAAAAACAATACGTTGATACAAGATGAACGTCCGCATTCCAGTCCGTTCTATAATTCGCATAAGAATCAAGACTTAAATCAATACTCGGCGGTGGGTACAGAAATCGCCACATTTGATGTTTGGGATTCGAGAAATTAGGCTGAACAATCGGCCAGTAATTGTCAGGATCACTTACATCGCGAATGGTGAATAATTCGCGGACAGGCCGCATTGTTATATCAATTTGAAGCTGGTTGTATTGCAGGCATATCAGCGGAAAAGCCATCTTTGATGACAGTGTAAACCAGGCATTAATTGGAATATATATTTTTCGACCGCGAATTGACGGTTCAGCGCCGACAGAACTGTCTGTCCGATATGCATTAGGATATTGATTTAACCGTGCACCAGAGCAACCTGGATTATATAACTCTGGAACGTGTCCCGTCATTTTGTCATATAAGTCGCGCTTCGTTTTATCAAAATCGCGCTCTATAATCGCCATTAAGTTATTTCCGGTGAATTTTTGTAGTGTTGTCCCGCCAACTGAAATCACAATCTCTTTGATCATCTGAGTACCTATATTTTCAATCCACCGAAATTCATATGGCGCCCACATTTGTCCTTTTGATTCTGGAGGATAGATCGGACTCCATATCGATGGTAGAGTCACGCAAACATATGTATCCATCAATAAATCGGCATATCGAGGCATATAAAATGTGAATTTGGATTCTTCTGTCATTCTCAGCTTTTTCTGACCATCAAAATCAATTCTAAACTTTTGAAGTCCAAAATTGGTGTATTTAAGATATGCACTTTTAAAAAATGATTTTTTAGGATTTCCATTTAATATAACATTTTGATTCCCGGTTGCAACCAGATTTAGTAGCCCTCCCGTCATTGTATTATGTTATTTCAATGGTTGTTATAATACTATTACTATAACTTTATATAAAAATACCATTATTTTTTACCCCTGATTTTTCACCCCTGATTTTTCACCCCGAATATTTTACCCGAATATTAATATCCATAATATATAATAATAATCAAATGAACCTAAAAAATTATAAAGAAGAGTTTCTATTTGTATTTGCCATTATTCTATTCATTTCAATATGGAAAATATACCAGATAATGAAAGAAAACGATAAATATATCATCAAACAC